TTGAGGAGTTCTCAACCGAGTTCTTAGATACCAAACTCTTCCCCCACCAACTTGACTGGATTGACCTGATTGAGGGTCGTGAGCCTAGATGGCTCCACCCAAGTATGACTTTTGAACAAGGGGCGCATAACCGAGTCCTGATTAACGTTCCCCCTGAGCACGCCAAGAGCACGGTACTGACCATCAACTACGTCACCTACCGAATTGCCACCAACCCCAACATCAGAATTATCCTGGTCTCCAAGACTCAGGGTATGGCTCGTAAATTCCTTTCAGCCATCAAGACTCGCTTAAGCCATCCGTCCTGGATTAAACTCCAGACCGCTTTCGGTCCTAATGGTGGATATAAAGCGGACTCGCCTACGTGGTCCGCCGATATGATTTATCTTGGTACAGGTCGAGACTCTGGAGAAAAAGACCCTACGGTTCAAGCCCTAGGCTTTGGTTCACAGATTTACGGTGCTCGAGCCGACCTGATTATCCTTGACGATGTCGTGATGAACTCCAATGCCCACGAGTGGGAGAAGCAAATTGAATGGCTTCAAAAAGAAGTTATCACGCGTTTGGGACGGCACGGGAAACTACTGATTGTAGGAACCCGTGTTGCTCCCGTTGACCTATACAAACAGATAAGGGACGGCTCTAACTGGACTGGTGGAAAATCGCCATTCACGTATATGGCTATGCCAGCGGTCCTCGAGTTTGATGAGAAGCCTGCAAACTGGAAAACACTGTGGGCTAAGACTGACCGCCCTGAGGGCGAGAATGATGAACCTGATGAACAAGGACTTTACCCCAAGTGGGATGGAGGCGCTCTCTTCACAAGAAGAAGCGAAGTTGCTCCCTCTGTATGGGCTATGGTCTATCAGCAAGAAGATGTCGTCGAAGACGCAATCTTTGCGCCAGCAGCAGTTGCAGGATGTGTCAACGGTATGCGAAAGCGCGGACCGCTTAAACCAGGTGCTGCAGGTCATCCACAATCCGTCGAGGGCTATACCGTTATAGGTCTTGACCCTGCGATGACGGGTAATACCGCCGCAGTGGTCACAACATATAACAAGGCTGACGGGATGATTTATATCCTTGACTGCGTCAATATGACAGACCCGACGCCGATGAAGATTCGATACCTGATTGAAGATTGGGTACAACGCTACAAACCACAAGAACTTAGAATTGAAATCAATGCCCACCAAAAAGCATACGCGCTCGACGACGACCTACGCAACTGGTTGTCAATGTACGGCTGCCAACTCAACTCTCACTTTACTGGTAAGAATAAGTGGGACACTAACTTTGGTGTGGCTTCTATGGCAAGCCTTTTCGGCTCTCTCAGAGATGGAAGATTCCAGGATAACAATTTAATAGAACTACCAAGCAATGAAGGTAGCGAAGGTCTTAAGGCGCTAGTACAGCAGTTGATTACGTGGAAGCCTGATACCAGAAACGCTACCGACTGCGTAATGGCTCTTTGGTTTGCCGTCATCCGCATCCGCGAGATGATGCAACAAGGTACCTCCCAGCAACGTTGGGTGCAGAACCGTTGGGCAACAAGAGCACAGACATACCGCAGAACAAGTATTAATTTAGATGAAGCCTTTGCAGAGCAATGGCAAGATACATACGGATAGGAAACTATGGCACTATCAATCGAACAGATTAGCGCACGCGTTGAATCGCTACGCTATCGCGCTGCAGACAGGGATGCTCGCAACCTCGACGTCCTTGCTGTTCGTAAAGGGCAGATTTCTACCGTCTATCCTGATTTCTTTCCAGACGGAGTAGATGCCAATGTCGTTGCAAATTTTGTGGATATTGTGGCGCGAGACCTTTCAGAGGTTATGGCACCACTACCAGCGGTCAACTGCAACGCGGCGAATTCGGTTTCTGACCGTGCTCGCAAGTTCGCTGACACTCGCACTCGCATTGCCTCTAACTATTTTGCTCATTCAGATTTGGCTGTACAGATGTATCAAGGAGCAGACTGGTACTTAACATATGGATTCCTCCCCTTCATCATTGAAGTGGACGAGGAAGCAAAACTGCCACGCATCCGCCTAGAAAACCCAATAGGTGCTTACCCTGAGTTCGACCGCTATGGACGCTGCGTTGCTTTTGCAAAACGATACACAATGACACTCGGTGAACTTGTCTCACTATTTCCTGAATTCGAGTATGAGTTGCTTGGCAAACTTCGCTATGAGCAAGACTTAACTCAACAGGTTGAGATGATTCGCTACTACGACAAAGACCAATCAGTTGTATATCTACCTACAAAGGGCAACTTAGTTCTTTCAACTGCTAAGAATCCTATGGGCAAGATGATGATTGTTTGTGCACGTAAGCCATCTGTCGATGGTGAAATGCGCGGTCAGTTCGATGACATCATTGGTATTCAGTTGCTTCGCAACCGTTTTGCTCTCCTTGCGATGGAAGCAGCAGAGAAATCTGTTCAGGCTCCTATCGTTCTTCCTAACGACGTACAAGAACTTATGCTTGGTGGCGATGCGATTATCCGCACAAGCCAGCCAGCGGGCGTTCGTCGTGTTGAACTTACATTGCCACAAGGCGCATTCACAGAGCAGACACTGCTCAATCAAGAAATGCGTGTCGGTGCACGTTATCCTGAGGGACGTACAGGAAACATTGACGCATCAATCGTCACAGGACAAGGTGTACAGGCGCTTATGGGCGCATTTGATACACAGGTTAAGTCCGCTCAAGCAATCTTTGCTAGCGCACTTCGTGACGTCATTCAGATTTGCTTTGAGGTAGACGAGAAGATTTTCCCAGAAGTCAAGACAATTCGTGGCGTTGACTCTGGTTCACCTTACGAAATTACATATAGCCCACGTAAAGATATCAAGGGCGACTACAGCGCTGATGTCCGTTACGGAATGCTCGCTGGTCTCAACCCAGCACAGGGTCTAATCTTTATGCTTCAGGCTCTTGGTGGAGGACTTATCTCCAAAGACCTTGCAATGCGTGAACTTCCATTCACTGTAAACGTCACACAAGAACTTGAGAAGATTGAAGTTGAGAATATGCGCCAAGCGTTGCTTGGTTCCTTGACTGCATATACTCAAGCAATTCCTGCTATGGCAACACAAGGCGGAGATGCTGGGGATGTTGTACGCAAGATTGCTGCAGTAATTAAGGCTCGCCAGAAAGGTGTAGCACTTGAGGATGCGATTGAAGAATCATTCGCACCTGCAGAGCAGGTTCCTTCTGCTGGTATGCCATCTGAAATGGTTGAGCAACCGTCCCCTGCTCCCTTAGGCGCACCAGCAGAAGGCGCTCTTCCTACGGCACCAGGACCAGAAGTAGCACCAGCGCCAGGAGCGCCAGACATTCTTAGTCTTTTATCAAGCCTTACAGGCGCAGGAGAAGCAAACGCAAGCGTAAGAACTATTCGACGACGATAATTTAGGAGGGGACAGTGACAACGATTATCGGAATTGAATATTCAGACCGCAGCGTACTTGTTGCTGACTCTCGTGTGACAGATGATGCAGGACGCATCTATGCACATAAAGCAATGAAGAAGATTTCTCAACGCGGCGCGTTGTTAATCGCTGGAGCAGGAGAAGTTGCTCCGTGTGACATAGCACAGAATATCTGGAACCCACCACAGTTTACAGCGAAAGACAAGAAAGATGTCTATCGCTATATGATTACCAAGGTAATGCCATCACTTCGCAAGTGTTTAACTGACAATGGCTACAACTTTGAAGAAGATAAGAAGGACGGAATGCGATTCCAGTTCCTTATCTCAGTTGGTGGTGAGATATTCGATATCGACGAAGACTTATCAGTAATGAAGTCTGACGATAATATTTATGCGATTGGTTCAGGTGGACCTTACGCATTGGGCGCACTTTACGCAGGAGCAGAACCAGAGATTGCTATGGATATAGCATCTAAGGTTAGCGCTTATTCAGCGCCTCCCTTCTATCAAGAAGTGCAGTACAAGTGAGTAAGTTTAACGAAGCAATCGATAGGGCAATGAGATTTCTTGCCGAAGAACTAGAAGATTCAGAGAGCCAAATCTGCACAGGATGGGTTCTTGTAAGCGAGTGGTCAGATTATGAGGGCACTCGATACCTAATGACAGATGTAAGTGACAATATGAACCCTTGGTTAGCCAAAGGTATGCTACTTAGCGCTGAAGAATATTCATATACACCAGAGGAGAAGTGATGGTAAGCGGAGGATATCGCCCTACTGCGTCACAGAATAACCCAACGAGCGTATCTGCCACTGGTGGCAATGGTCAATCAGGAAAGTTTGTGGCTGAAAAGGTAGCAAAGGCTACGCAACTTCGCCCATCTGGATTTGCACAAGGAGAAAATACTGCTATGGCACAACAGATTAGCGAAGGTGGCAACGTACCTACAACAGCAAGCGCTGCTAATCCAGCATCACAGTTGCCACAGCCAGGTATGGGCGAGGGTATGGCAGAGTTGTTAGGTGCTATTGAGCCACTTGATTCAGAGCCAACAGAGTTTAGACCAATTTCAGATGGTGTTGATTTTGGAGATGGACGTGGAAGTGAAGCACTTCCTGCTAGCCTCAACCCAGATAATCGACAGATTGAGAATACAGAATTAGTTCGACGATACCTTCCAGACTTACTCAACGCAGCACGTATGCCAGGGGCACCAGACTCGTATAAGAGAATGATTAACTCCTTAATGCGGGAGTTAATGTAATGCAATGGATGGAGAATACATTCTTCGACCACTTAGATAAGTTTGGTAACTCTTTAGGTTACGAAAACTTTGGCATTGCATCT